TTACGCGGCGATCCTGCCGCCCATCCAGTCTACCCCGCGCTGCAGCTCTCGCCGGTACTGCCAGACCGACAGGCTACCGCCGTACTTCTCCGCCACCATCCGCGCCTTGACCGCCTGGCTGGCCGCGACGGTGTACTCGGTGTGCACAATCAGCCCCCGCAGCGGGTTCTGCCGCATCATCGCGGCGATGGCTGACTCGACCCAGCGCAGGTTGTCCGGACTGCCAACGTCTACCGCGATCTCCGGGTTGTCGTGGGGGTGTTCGGCATTGTTGGTCGCCCGGATCGGATCCACTGCCCATGTGGGCAGTATCTTCATGCCGTGCACGCCACTGCGAGCAGCCATATACCGGCGCCTGTCGCTGCCGTCTCGGCCTACCAGGTCCGCCAGGGCACGCTCGCGCGTCATGGGCGCATGGTCCCTGACCTTGTCCAGGACGTGCACGCTGCGGTCGGCGTGGGACAGTGCGTAGCGGTTCGCCTGGGCATGCCCCCATGCCCGCAGGGCCTGCACCATTGGATCTTCACTTCGCATCCCGCAGCCCCTCCAGCACATCAGCATCCAACCGGAACGCCGGCAGCTTCCCGTCAACGGCGCACGCGCCCTGCCGGTCAGGTTGCCTCGTGCAATGGAACGTCCCGTCCGTCAGCTCCCGGAACTGGCACACCGAGCACCGGCCGTAGCGGCGCAGCCGGGCGGCATAGCGCTTCTCGAACACGGAGCGGCTCACGCGGCGACCCCATCCAGCAGCGACGGCGCCGAGGCCAGAAACTCGATCTCCACCTCAACCCGTGCGCCCTTCTCGTCCGGCTCGCAGCGCTCCAGCACGATCCGGCGCAGCTGCTTGTCGTCCGCCCAGGCGATGCCATTAAGCGCATCCGACAGCACCTTCTCGCAGTTGCCCAGGTCGATGCAGCGGACCGTGTCGTCCCACGTCTCTGGCTCACGACGGGCGCGGCGGGCCCAGTCCTGCGGCCGCTCGGGGAACAGGCGGATCAGCAGCGACACCCGGCCTGCAGCCGGCGCGCGCAACCCGGCAGCCATGGCCAGCATCGCCACATCGCGCTTATACCGCTCGGCCTCCGGGGTCACGTAGGTCATCGCCGAGGCGAACTTCGCCCCCTTGCGCTTGATGACCCGGGTTGCCCAGTAGCGGTTGGCGCTGATCGGGTACGGAAGGATCAGGGTGATCATGCTGCATTCCTCTGGTTGAGCCGGCGCAGGGTCACGTCCAGCGCGGCGAGTTCGTCCATCTTCATGACCGTCCACATGCGCTTCTGGCCATGCCAGCCGTTGAAGCTGCCTTGGTGGCAGTCCTTGCACAGGGCCACGGTCGTGAAGTGCTGGCCCTGGTTGATGTGGTGGGCGTCACTGGGTGGCGGGGCATCGCAGACGCTGCACGGGAGCCCCTTCACGGCCTCCAGGTGGTCGCGCTCTACCGGCGTGATTGCCTTGGCGTTCTTGGTGCGCATCAGGCGGCCGCCCTTTCTTGTCGCCGCAACCCGGCCGCATACCCTTCAGCCTCTGCCTTCGACCGCATCCACCGAGAGTTCCAAACGACATCGCCACCGACAATCCCGTTGACGATCCAGCTGTTGGCGTAGCCCCAGACGACGTAGCGCATTACGCAACCCTCCTAACTTCCTCGGCCATCTGCTGATCGCGCGCCGGCGCCACGTCCCGCAGCCTCACGTCGTTGTCCACCGCCCACGACTGCGCGAAGGTGATCAGGTCCGCCATATCGCCGATGGACATGGCCCGGGTCTGCACGGCCAGATTCACGACGCTGGCGCCGTCCAGCGAGGGCACGACGTCGCCCTGCTGGCGGTTCTCGGTGCGCGCCCATGCGTCGACCAGCAGGCGTTTCCAGCCTTCCTTGTCGATCCAGCGGCCGGCCCACTGCCGCTGCCGGGCGATGTCCTCGCAGATGGCGTGCAGCATGGCGTTCTGCTCCAAGCTGCGGGTCGACTTGCATTCCTTGACCTCGACGCGCACGGACTTGCCCAGCTCCAGGTACTGGCAGGCGAAGTGCCATGCGTCGGCCATGCGATTGCGGGCGTTCTCGGTGTTGAGGATGAAGGCGGTCATGCGTCCCTCCCTGCGGCCATGTCTTTTCCGCTCTGCCGACTGCGCGGCACATCGAAGCCGTCGTCATCGTCCCTGCGTGCCGCCGTCCGCAGGCTGTAGTTCGGCTTGTCGCCGAAGTAGCTCTCAAACCGGCTGCAT